GGAATGACGCCCTCGCCGTAGCGAAGGCGACGAAGTTCGGTGGCGGGATTCGCCAAATCTCGGTCGACCAGCGGAACACCCTCTGGTAGCACGGATCGCTTGCCAGCAGGCCCCGCTGTCGCAAGACCCGATGCGCTAACTGCAGAGGCTACGATGTCCTGTAACGATCCGCCCTCGGCGGCGGTCTGGATAGCTGCCACAGTTCCGTACACCGCTGCCTGCGACGGTCGCGTGAACTCCGAGAGCGGTCCCGCAACAAGTCCGAGCACTGCGTTGTTGCCAGCCGCACGTGCCGCTGCGTAAGGTCCCTTATGCAATTCCTCGGCAGCCCCCATTGCCGCGAGCGCTACAGGACCACCTGTAGCAGCGGCGACGGCATACTGCGGAATCTTCGCCGCGCCCTCGACACCACCACCAACGATTTTCTCAGGCAGCGTTTGCGCGGGTCCGTACATCGGCGTTTCCAACTGCTCGGCCGCCTGCTTGGCGTAGTTCGTGACCGCTGCAGGCAACGGGAAAACCTGCTCGGAAATGTTCTGCACCATGCGCCACGGCGACGCAGCAGCACGACGTATCGCATCAACACCCTGCTCGTAGAGCGGCTGCGCTGCCTCGACCACTTCCTTGAAGCCGCCCCATTGATGCTGTTGCGCCTCTGGTGCTTCTGGCGCGGACGACCAGCGATCACCGGCAAGCGGCGCCGACTCCCACTTGCTAGGAGTGGGTGCGCTATCAGCCAACGGTGCGTCTTGCCATCCCATTACTTGATCCGAGTACGACCATCAGGACCGATGAACTGCGTACCCTTTGCCAACTTGTCGTAGTCATCGTCGTTGAGCACGGGCGCAACACCTTTGAGTTTCGCTGCCGTCTGAATCTGCTGCGGCGTAAGCGGCGCGACTTGCTTATTCATATCCGCGGCTGTGGCCTCACCTTTTTGCGAAGCGGCAGCAGCAGGTTTGCCAGCAAGATTCCTGACGGGAGACAACCGATCGCGCACCGACTGATATTCAGGGTCAGGACCGTATTTGTGCGTGTTCGCTTTGTTGATCGTCGCGAGCATACTTGGATTACGCATGTTCTCCGGCGAGAAGCGGTCGTAATACTTCTGCACTTCCTCGCTCGATAGACCGGCGACTTCGCTGCGCGCTGCGTCAATTTCTGCGTCGTGCGTCTGTTGCGGCACGGTGAGTGGCTTGCCCGTTGTCCCAACGCCAGCAGGCGGTGTAATCGCGCCCGTCATAATGCCGACCCGAGTTTGGCTTTCCTTCACGCCTGCCTGTGAACGCGCTGCTGCTGCATTCTTGGCGTTGACGGTTGCCGTATCCACCGCCTCTCGACTTTTCTCGCGCGACTCCGCTATCTTGGCGTCAAGCACTCGTTTGTTAATGAGCGCACGATCTTTGGCGCTCGTTCCAATCGACGTGATGTTATTGAAGGCACTCTGCGTCAGCGGGCTGTTGTAGTCGAGACTACCATCGGGCTTGTATCCCCATTGCTGGCTCTGCGCAATCAACGGATATTCGTTCACCAGCATGTCGTAGGCGGCTTGGCCGGTCGCATCATCTTTTGCCCCAGCCGCAATCCCGGCGACACGCCCCGCCGTCTGCGATGCAACCTGCTGTCCTTGGCGCGCAACGTAGGCGCTGTGCCACATGTTCTGAATGGCGTCGCGTTGAAGATCCTGCGCCATCTTCGGGTCCCCGCCCGCACGCATGATCGCCTGCGCGCCCTGCAATTGCAGATTGGCCTGTTGAATCATGCGCTGCTGCGTCTTACGCGCCACGACCTCATCACTATCACCAGGAGCCGGTTGCAGCGTTGGGTCATCGTGCCAACCCGAAAGCACTTGGGACAGCGCGTTGGCGCCATTCCAATACTTCTGCATGTTGATGTTCTGCATCTGCACGTTCGCCATCCGCTGCTGCGAGAGCGCGTAGGTATCCGCCGCCGTCGCGTTCGCCTGATTGACGACCGCCTGATCTTTCAGGATGTCGTAGAGTCCACCGATAAATCCCATGTCGGTTCCTAATAGGGTAGATTGCCAAGATCGGACATGAATGATCCAGCGTCACCACCAAATAAATCGGAAGGAGGACCGAAAAAGTCGCTTCCCCCGAACATATCACTGGGGGGTCCGTACAACTGCGTTGCGTTCATGTTGCCGGTGTACCCGCTTGGGCCTCCCAATATCCGCTGCATGGCTTGAAGGGCCGTGCTGCCACCCGTAAGGAACCCGCCAGACGCTTGCCCGAGATCGGAAATCTGATTGGTACGCCCCTGATTGACAAGTCCGCCTGCCACCGCCGGATTGCCCGTGAGCGCACCAGCAAGCGTCGCCAGTTGTCCGTACCCTTGCTGCTGTGCGCCGAGTCCAAGGTTCGCGGCGGCAATGTTCTCGTTCACGCCCGTCGATAGATTGCTCACCATCTGATTCAGGAAGCCCATGCCGTAGTCCTGCCCGAACTTGTCGAGCGCAACTGCCCGGTTGGGCGAAAAGTTGAAGCCCGCTGCGCCCTGCCCGCGATTCACCGCCTGCGTACCGAACCCAAGTCCCGCCTGATATTCCGGCAAGCTGCTGATCGACGCCGGGTTGGAGAGGAGTCCCATCAGGTTCGCCAACGCGCTGTTCGTACCCGCCGTCACTGCAGTCGGATTTACCGCATTCGCGCCCATGTAATTACGCAGGTCTGCCTGATACACAGGGCGTTCACCGCTGAACGGATCGGCCATTCCCGCCGCTTGGCGAGCCGTGTTCATGCCAAGATTCGATGTCGCTAGACTACCGATGCCGCCAACGATTGGCGCGAGCCCTTGCAGCAACTGCGCCCACGGATCGGTCGGCTGAATCGAATAGGGTGTCCCGCCGGGTCCCGTCAGTTGCAGCGGCTGATTAACGGCGCCGCCAAACAAGTCGTAAGCCGATGCCATGTCGTTACCTCGTTGCCAGCGCCCGATAGAGCGCGATCTGCTGCGGACTCAACGCCGCAGGCTGTTGCATGTAATTCGATACCATGCTCGCCACGTTCGGCAGTTTCGAGAACAGATTGCCGAACATCGAGAAGCCGCCGCCCAAGCCGATCGCGCCACCCACCAAGAGCGGCCCCACCGTGTCGAGCCACGTGCTGTTATTGCCGCCACGGATGTTGGAGCTCGGCGTCAGCGTCCCATAGTTCGCGTCGTTGTAGAGCGCATTCGGATTCGCCAGGAACGTCCCGCCCGTGCTGCTCCTGCCACCCGCCAGCCACGTCGGCACCGGCGCCATGCCCGCCTGCTGCGCCGGCAACTTGCTCCGGTCGAAGATCAGCTGCTGCTGCGTATTGCCGCCATCCCCGAAGTCGGAGTACGACTCGAGATGCGCGTTGGGGTCGTACTGCAGCGCCGCTTGCAATGCCGCCTGCGGATCGGTGGGCGCAGCACCGCCGTAGAGTTGGCCCGAGAGCCCCCACAGTTGCGCGAGTCCGCTGAAACCGTCAGCCATCAGGATTCACCCTGTGAGTATTCGATCTCCAATGCTTCCCACCGCGCGGCAAAGGCGTCCGTCTGCGATAACTTCCACGAGCGCCGACGCGCCGCACCCAGGCGCCAGATGCGCGGGCGCGTGAGACTCATGTCCGCCGTACCGTAGGTCGTGTACGTCTGATAGTCGTCGTCAGTCCCCGCCACGTCTACCGTCTCAAAGGCGTTCTGATCCCCGACCACCGTGGCATAGCCGAAATACTTGAGCGCCGTGTTGCCGTGGTCTTCCTTGTCCGTCTGACAGGACATCGTGAAGACCACCGAATTGTCGGTGTACTGCGACGAGGTGGCCTGCACGATCACGCCACCCGACAGTCCCATCAGATAGGTGCCGAAGGTCAACAGATCACTTTGGCTGTCCAGATAGGGGAAGGTGTCCCACTCGTACCATTGCTTCTCGTCGGTGTCATAGACCAGCGCGGAACTGTTGCCGGCTTTGAGCACGTAGTATTGGTGCCCGCCGATCGAGTAGTTGAAGCCCTGCAGGAACGAGGTCGGCGTTACCATCAGGATCTTGTTGATGTACTCGTTGCTCAACTCCTGAATCTGCAGGCCCGAGAGCATCACCACCGACCGATCGCCATTCTGCGTCTGCGCCACGAAATACAGGTTGTTGTCGACATTCGCCACACTCTGCGCCACGCAACAGCCCATGCGCATATTCGCGTTGATGTACGGCGCGAGTGCGGTGCCGACCGGCTGATTCGCTCCATTGTCGTAGAAGAACTGCGTCGTCCACTGGCCGAGCGCCACCACGTAGTTCAGATACTTCGCTACCGCGACGAGCCCATCGTCCTCGTACTCCGCCGTGATCGAGTTGAGTCCCGGCCATGTGAGCGGGTCGTCGAAGTCGCAGGAAATGATTTGCCCATCGGGCGTGCCGACGTAGAGGAAGCCATTGAGCGTCGCAATGCCGGGCACTGTCACCGGCGGATAGTTCGGGTCCGTCACCTTGGTCAGCGTGCCCGACTGCAGCACCCAGAAGTTCGTCTGGTTCTTGAGACACAACTGCGTGCCGTTGTTGAACGTGGCGAACTGGTACGGCTGACCCGCCACCGTCGGGTTGAGCGCATACGACGTGCTGGTAATGACATCGAGGTTGCCGTAGTACACCTGCTGCAGCGAGGTCGCACCATCGTCGCCACCAAGAATCCAGATCGTTTCGTAGCGATAGGGAGACACGCCATATGGCGTCTTGAACACCACGCACGCACTACCCTCCCGCGCCGTGAAGCCGGGATTGCTCGTGACCAGCGTCCACGTCTTGCCGTCGGCGCTCGAATAGATTTCCTTCGTTACGGCGCCGCCCGTGTTGCCGCCGATGACCCACATCTTCCCGGCATAGACGGTGAAGAAGAAACTGTAGCGCCCGCCACCGCCAAAGGCTGCGGCTGTTTCTTGGTTCCACGTGATGCCGTCCGGCGAGGACCACACGTCGTTCAGCGCACTGCCGTTGTACCCGCCGACGATCCACAACTTGTTGTTGAACCAGCAGTAGCCCGCATTCGAGCGTGCGGTCCATCCCGCCGCCGTGCTGATCTGATTCCACACCAGGCCGTCGGATGAGTACCACACGTCGCTGAAATAGTTGGGCACCAAGTCCTGCCCGCCATAGATGTAGATGCCGTTGTTCGACGCTACTGCGCAATGCGCGCAGCGCGCGTTCCACATCGTAATGGCCGACGTATCGGGCGAGATCAGGGTCCAGTTGGTGCCGTCCTCCGTGTTCCACACATCGTTGAATACCGAGACGGTCGTGAGATTCAGGCCCCCGAGAATCCACATCTTGTTCTGGAATGCGACGAGTCCCTGCTGATCGCGCAGACCCCACGGCTGACCGCCCGCTGCTACCGCCCAAGTGAGGCCGTCCTGCGTCGACCAGATACCCGCCTCGGACGAGAAGCCGCCGATCATGAAGATCTTGTCTTGGAACACCACCGCGTTCTGCGCAGTGGTCGCAGGCCAGTTGGGCGAACCAGACAGAAGCGACTGAGCCGACGACCATGCGCTCGCCGTCGTCCCACTCGCTGTCGTGCCCGAGTCGCGGAACAGCGTATCGCCGCCGCCCTGGTTGACGACGGTGTAGAAGAAGCCGTTGAAGTAGAAGAAGCCCAAATTGCCCGAACCGCTACCGATGGTTTTGTATGCCACCGATCCCGGCCGCTTCATCACGTACATCTTGTCGCCATACCGCTCCAAGATCCCGTTTCGGATGTACGGGTCCTTGGCGAGCGAGGTCCCCGACCGGGTGCCGATCGGCCACGCCAACGGGATGCGAACCAGTTGGGTCAATGCGAGCCCCGGTAGCCGAACTGCATGTCGGGCGTGAACCACATCGGCGCCCACTCCTGCGAAGCCCAGTCGCCCATGTCGTCTTCCAGCGCCTTCGCCTCGCGCTTAAGACGCATCAGACGATCTTCTGGAACCTCATACACATCGCCTGCCCGTGCCGCCGTCTGCATGAGCAGCGCGTCGTACCACTCCCGCGGCAGGTCGTAGGTCTGGGTATCGCTAGTAATGTCCTGAATCGGCCGATGCACATCGAGCACGATGGTCCGCGTCGAATCCTGCGGCGCGGGATAGCAGTACATGACGCCCCATCCCTGCGCGTAGGGATCGTAGGACGTAGGATTCGGCCCCGGTCCCTGCTGCGGGTCGTAGTAGACCGCATTCGGGATACCGAGCACGCTCTTGTTGGTGAACTGGTTGTACTCAAGGCGCGAGATCACCTGCAACTGCGTGTCCTGCGGCGATGGTGCGCAGGTGGTGCGGATGAACGACCCCTCGCGGATGCGCAGCGGCCGATAGCCGGGGTCCACATCGGCATTTGGCCCGATGGTGTAGCGAAACTGATTCTGCGTGAGCGGCACGAACACGTAATCGGCCAACCACAAGAGCCAGCCTTTGACCTCCCACCGCTTGAGCGTGTCGTTGATGTGCCGCGCAATAGTCGTCGTGTCGGCTGACTGCGGCGTTCCGCCGGCAGGCAGCACGCGCAACAATTCCATCACCCGCGTCACCGTCTCCGACAACGCGATGGTTTCTAGGTTATAAGTGCCAGAGGTAACGGCCATTTATTTGAGTCCGTAGAGGGTGAATACCGAACCGTTGGTGAAATTGGTTGAGGCGATCGTGAACAAGAGATCGGTGATCGCGGCCGTACTCGCCCACTGACCCGCCACCGTTCCGGCAAGCGCCGATGAATAGTGAGTCCAGAACGTCGAGAACACGCCTTTTTGAAAGGTCGTATTGGCGTAACCGGGGATCGTTATTTCACCAACACTCATATTCCCGCTTCCGCCGCCCGCGATCGTGCCGATGTCCATGCCCGTTGTCGCTGACGCCGAAGTTGCGGCTGTCGCAACCGAACTGCTGCCGTAGATGTACTGCGAACTGTTGTAGTTGGCGGCAGTGCCATCACTGTTGATCTTGAGACGCAGCACGATGCCGTTGTTGTTGGTGTCATGCGCCGCGATATAGAGAATCTTGAGCGACGTGTAAGAACCCGAGATACTTGAGAACGTAACCGTCGTTGCGGCACCCGTCGTACTGACTTGTCCCAGTTGAACGAAGTCGCCGGTACCACTCGCTCCGGTAGGACCCGTCGCACCGGTTGCGCCCGTCCCTCCGGTCGCACCAGTGGCTCCCGTCGCGCCCGTGGCTCCTGATCCTGTGGCCCCCGTCGCGCCTGTCGCACCTGTCGCCCCTGTGGGTCCGGTCGCACCGGTTGCGCCTGCCGATCCCGTTGCCCCGGTTCCTCCGGTTGCACCTGTCGGACCGGTTGCGCCGGTTGCACCTGCAGATCCGGTCGCTCCCGCAGAACCCGTAGCACCGGTCGCACCGGTAGGACCGGTCGGTCCTGTGGCTCCGGTTGCACCAACGGAACCGGTCGCACCCGTGGAGCCTGTAGGCCCTGTGGGACCAGTAGGGCCAGTAGTGCCAGTCCCACCACCAGAACCCGTGGCGCCCGTCGCTCCGGTCGGACCGGTGGAACCGGTAGGCCCCGTGGTGCCCGTGGGACCAGACGCAGCCTTGGCCTCGACGCATTGCCAGAGCCGAGTAAACCAGTTGTGCCACGTCCACTCCGTTCCGTTCTGGACGGCAATCGGCGTGTACTGATCGGGAGGCGGATCACAACTCATCGGGGATCAAGTAACCACAGGTTTGAAATCGACGAACACGGAACTCTGGCTTGCGCACCACTTGAAGCGGCTGTTAAACGAGCCTTTCAATTGCGGGGTGAAAGTGACGGCCAAGACCTGACGCCAGCCAGCGCGGAATACGGCACCTCCATCCGTTACTGCGCCGCCGTCCACGGCTGTCGCGTACCCCGCAGGTTCTGACCCCGCCGACATACCCGACGACGTGCAGAAAAACACGCGCCCCGGATTGGTCGCGACCTTGATCGGATCTCCAAGGGCATAACTCGTGGAATTGGCCCGCGCCGTCGTCTGCGAGTCCCACGCACTCGTGTCCGCCGTCTGCGCCGCCGCCGTCGTCAGAAAGTCGGTCTTCTGATTCGTGATACGCGAGCCGATCGGCTGACTGGCATTGCCCAACTCCTGCACCTCGATCCACAGTTGATCGTTGTTGGGCGCCGTCGCGGTGTTGGCGATCGAGTAGAAAGACACCGTGCGCGACGAACCCACCGTGGCATTCTGGTAGGCGATCTCCGGGGATGAGAACACGATCGCCGGATAGGTGACATCGGTGGTCGTCGTCATCTTGAGTGCGATCAGGTTATAGCCGTCCGACGCCCCGCCCGTCCGCGCGACTGATGTGCTCGTCGTCACCGTGCCGCACATGTCCATGATGCTGATTTGATAATCGTTCGCGTTGTACCAAGAGTTCCACAACTCCGCGCGCGCATGTCCCGTCGGCGTGCCGCTGCAGATGTTCCCCGTCCACGACGAGGGCGTTTCGCAGTTGCGAACGATGTAGGTCCCGTTGTTGACGATCGTTCCCGAGAAAAATGAGAGTCCCGTACCAAACAGCGAGAAGTCGCAGTCCTCAACCAAGATCTTCGCGCCTGTGTCGAACGTGTCGATGAGTTGCGTATTGGGAGTTGACGTACCGGCAATCGTCGCCGCAGCCCCGTTGTTGTTCCACCAGAAGTTGACCGGACCCGACGAGCCGATCCGCTGGCTTGCGTTGCCGAACTTGACTTGGCACCCAATCCACTCGATGCGGCAGCACACATTGGCCGCGCTCGTGATTCCAATACGCGAGCCGGTGTTGGTGTTGGCCAGAACGAAAACGCATTGCTCATAGCGTTGCCAGTTAGCGGTGGCAATCCCCTGATTCATGCTCGCAGCAATAGTGGACGAGCCAATGTTAAATGTGATCCCGTAGACGTACACCGAGCCGTAGTTGTTGAAGTTCGACGATCCCGTCACGGCAACGGTAGCGGTCGTCGCGAGCGTCGTCGGTGGCGTCGCGCTGTCCTGCACGCAGAGAATGTTGATCTGCTGGTTGAACGTACCCGCCCAGTTAATTGTGACCGTCGAGGCCGTCGATTCCGCATGCACCTGCGAGACGAACACATTGTCGCCCGCGACCGCAATCGCCGCGGCGCCCGCAAGGGTCGCCTTGGCATGCGACCAATCCGCCCCCGAATTGGCGTTGCTGCCGGTAGTTGACCGAACGTAGATATTCGCCACGTCAGAACCCGATCAGCAAGGCCACCACGCCATTTGCCCCGGTGGGTCCCGTTGGTCCGGTCGCGCCCGTGGGTCCAGTGGGTCCGGTCGGACCCGTTGCGCCGCTACCACCCGAACCGCCACCCGTCGGACCCGTGGCTCCCGTCGCGCCCGCCGCACCCGTCGGACCCGTTGGCCCTGTGGCCCCGCTACCCGTTCTACCCGCGCACATCTCGAGGTCGTAGAGCACCTTGGCATTGATGGTAGCGACAGCAAAATCGCACTGGTTGAACACCTGTGGCGGCGTGAGCGTCGCGCCAACGTAATCGGCACCGCGCACCACCAGCAGTTCGCCCGTCGTGTAGTTGACTGCCGTAACCTTGACGAACTCGTAGGTCGAGGGCGGATTTAACCCATTGGCAAACGATTGCGCGTCCTGCAAGCGCAGGTAGAACCAATCGCCCGCGCCAAGCTGCGCCCCCTCGAAGTAGAACAGGTCCGTCGACGTGACGAAGATCGAGGTATCGCCTACACCGACTGGCTGCGCGAGTTCGGTGAAAGCAAAGTTGGCAAACTGTACGCAGGCCATATCAACCCATCATGGTTTGGCCGAACATCTGCGCGCCGAGCATGTTGCTCGAGCCCGGCACCTGCGTCGGCGGGAAAGAGGGCGTGGCCGTACCGCCCGCGATGAACACCGGCGGGGGTGTGGGCTGCGACCACGGCACATTCTGACGATCGGGAATCCCGCGCACGAAGTTCTGCGGATTCACCTTGTCGTAGCCTTCGGGCGCGACGTAGGCGTTGCCGTCGTAGATCGAGAGTTTCAGGGCCACATCGGACTTGCGTTTGAATCCGGTGTTCCAGTCGCGGAAGTTCCACACGCCCTCCTTGAAGCAGTCGTTCGGACCCTTCGAGTAGGACTTGTCGCCGCTTCCGGCTGCGCCGTAGCCTTTGCGTGAAGTGATTGCGCCGCGTGCCATTTAGAAAGTGAGCCCGTTGATTTTGCTGATGGCCGACACGCTATCGACCTTGGCGATACCGGCCTTCGCGATCGCATCCACCTTGGAGATCTGCGCGCTGCTACCCGCTGCCGCAAAGGAGGCACTGACAACACCGGGCCAGGTGCAGGATGACAGGCCAAAAGATAATGTGTTCGACCCAGGACCGATAACCGCTCCGCTGTCGCCCATGCCGTGTCCAACCGAAGAATCAACGCGAAGAACAGTATTCGTCCCAGCACTCATCGGGCCACTATTGCGTCCAACGACGAAGCCTACGAGCCAGCAAGTGCTACCAACAATCGACACGTTGCAGGCAGGCGATTGAGAGCTGCCCACGTTGTCCTGTGCTGTATTGCTTGCATCAATGCCAACGCCAGCTCCGGTATATGAACACGCCTCCATGAGAGCGAAATCCGACGTTCCGCTCAAACTGGCGACCAAGGTATTAGACCCCGACGATGGCGCGTCGATATACCACAATTCAACATCCTGAAAATTGGACTCTAGGTTATCCGTGATCGCGGCCACCTTCGTCATTGCCACGCCGTTATAGGTCATGCTAGTTACGGTTACGAGCGAAGCACTATAGGTGAAAACACCCGCGAACAATTTTCGATCAGTTCCGCTTGTCGTAAATGACGCGCTAACTGAATTTGCACTGCTCTGATAGCCAGTATTTATCGTGTTGTCAAAAGCGATCGTCGGCATCTAAGCGTGCTTGTAAAGATAGAACGCGCTAATCGAGGATGAGTCTTGTCGTATATAAGCAATGACGCCGTAATCAGGAATCGCACAACTCACAATTCCACTAATAACCCCCGGCGCAGGACCGGGAGAACTGATCTGCGAAGGCGGTGTGCGCGTACCTGTCTGCTGAGTCCACGTTCCAGAACCGCTAGGGTTCAATTGCCATAGCTGTGTGGGCGACGAGCCCGACAACAGCAGGAAGTTGCCTGTTACCGGATCGGCCACTAAATTCCCACGCTGAATCCCAACTGCGATGGGGATGGATGGATTCGCTCCCACCGGCAAATCCGGCATCGCCGTGAAACTAGCATCAGAGTTATAGCGCCAGCACTTGTACGGTTGCCAGTTCCCGCCGCCATAGACCATGCAATTCTTGACCGCGCTGTACGCCGCGATCTCGTGATAGGTGCCGCCGATCGACTGCGGTCCTTGCAGTCCATAGAAAGGTGAAACGCCATTCTGGTTGATCGGCCAAGTATTGCTAAGAGGATCAAAGGCGTGCATCGCGCCGTCAAGTGAACTGCCGCCGGGAACCGCGGAATTGCCGCAGTTGTAAATCATGAACGCGCCCTGTGCGCCCACGCCTGCAAGTGAGCCGCTCCACCAGCATGATCCGGCCACGATGTTAATGTTGTCTACCACCGGCTGTAGCGGAATGTTGGTACGAAAATCGGTTCCATTCAGCACACACTTGCCCACTCCGTAGTAGCCGATGTTCGGCACGGGCTGGCGACTAGAATCAATCGCCCCGTAACGACGGTAATAGCAATCTCCTGTCGTCGGATTACAGGCAAGCCCATTGAACTCATGCCCATCATAGAGGCCAGAGTTACCACCATTTACGCTATCGCGCGGCTGCACATTAGGCTGATCCCCAACATTGATGAGCAAGAACTGGTTGCCATCAAAGCGCATGTAGCGTTCATAGCCATAAGCATGATCCGCTCCGACAATTTCGATCATCTTGTTCTGCGGGTTCCATGCACAAGACATCGCGTATTGCAATGTGCTGCCCGACACATCGCCCACGCCCAGAATCGCATTCTGATTGCTCGCGGGCATCGACGCCCAGGTTCCCGGCGACATTGCTGCGGCGGTCGTTGCCAGATTAGTCGAGCCGCCGCCACTCGCAACGACCGTGACCACAATCGGGGGGCTAATGGTTTTCATGAGAACACCGGCAACGCGATCGGCAGCGTCGAGATAATCAACTGGTCATAACGCACGTAGGTATTGGCGGTATAACTACCAGCGCTCGTGTCGTAGGTCGTGAGCCACACGCCCATCGGGCCATTGATGTAGAGCGTATCCACCGGCACCGGAATGTCACGCTGCGAACTGATGTGCGTCCACTGCGTGTCGCCCGCATTGGCGGCCCACAGATCCTGCCTGCTCTTGCGCAACCCTGCCGTTGACGATGCCCCCAGCAGATTCCAGTTGCCCGCCGTGAACGACGCGTCCGAGTTCGCAGTGATGCACTGGTAGACATTGAAGTTCAACTCCACCTGATCGCCGGGAACGTAACTCTTGTTGGCGAGCCAACCGTAGGTCACGTACTCGATGCGCGCCATCAAGGTGATCCACGTATCGGGCACGAAATTGAAGCCCCCGGGATTCGGGCTGTCGGGCGGAACCGCGCCGTGCCCCTGCGAGTAGAGACAGAGTTGATGCGCCTGATCGACGCCTGCCGAGTTGTAGACGGCGTTCTCCAAGCGGAAGTCCGAAGGCGAATAGACCGAAACGAACGGTTGTTCATAGGTGACATAACCACCGTTCCAACCGCCGTTGCTGCCGATGTCATGTGTATAGAGTTGCACGAATCCGCGGTAAAACGTGTTCTGAATCACATGCTCGCAATCAATGTCTGAGAGCGAATCAGATTGCCAGTTTGAGCCGGGGTCGTATCCGCCCACGATCCACAACTTAAACCCCCCGCCGCCATCCACCGAGCGAGCAAGCCGCGAAGCTGGGACCTTGTAGCGGAACTGTACCCAAATTGGCGCGGTGCCGATGCCCTGCGTCACATTGGTCGTCGCAGGGTTGATCTGCACCACGTAGGCGGGCGAGCCATCGTTCGAGCCAGAGGGCCAGTCGATTTGCAGACAACAGCCGCTCGTGATGCCATCGGTCGTGCATTTGGTCACGCGCGCGAGTAGTGTCGGATTGAAGCCATTGGCGAACATGAAGTGCGTACCTGGCGGCGAGCCGCCTGCCGGTTGCACGAAGTCGTTGGGCCCGGAGAAATCGGTTGCCATCAGCACGCCCGCGGCGGTCGAGCGCGCATGCCAGTCCTGATCGGCGTCCGAGGGCGCTTTGCCATCGTCAGCATAGGCGAAAATGTCGGTCTGGTAGGTGCTCGTATACAGTCCCGGCGTCACCGTCGCCCCGACGGACACATTGCCCGACGATGTGACCGCCACGCCCGCATTGAGTGTGTCGTAGACGTTCCCAAAGGTGAGTGCATCGCCGTCCTGGTCCGAGGCGTTGCTGCTGAACTGCCCCACCTGTCCCTGCACCACTGAGAGCGCGATCGAATGCCCCGTGTTCCACTGCGGCGCATGGAAGGGTGCGCCTGGCTGCGTGACCGTCACCGTGACCTGTTGCGAAACGTTCGGCGCCGAGCCTGTCGCCGTGAGCGTGTAGGTCGTGGTCGTCGTCGGCGCGACCACCGTGTTGCTGTTCGCCCCCACCGGGTTGTTGTTCAAGAGCACCAGCGTCGCGTTCACCGTCGTCCACGCGAGCGTGCTGGTATTGCCGCTGATGATGGTCGAAGGCGTCGCAGTGAACGACGTGATCTGCTGCGCAGGCGGCGGCGCATTGGGAATCGTGGCCGAGGCTTGCGTCGACAACGCGCTCTCACCCGAAACGTTGCTCGCTGTTACGCCATACCAATAGACTGTGCCGTCGACAACGCTCGAGTCGGTCAGTTGCAGCGATGCCGTCGTGCCCACCACGCCACCGCGCACGCCCTGCTGCGTTGAGCGATAGACTGTATAAGTCGTAGCCCCTGTCGAGGCATTCCAGAACACGGCGACTGAATGGGCCATATCAGCTAACCAGTGCGCTGACGCCGGTTGGCGGCGAAGGAATGGGCGGCGGCGGAATCACCACCGTCACGGTCACGAAAGCATCCGAGCTCCCCGTCGTATTGGTCGCGACCAAGTGATAGGCGTGGGTCGACGTGGGCGATACCGTCTGCGGGAACGACACCACCGTCACGCCGTCGAGCGTCATGCTGGTTGCGCCCGTCACGGTCGCATTGAGCGTCGATGAACTGCCGAGGTTGATGGTCGATGGCGTCGCGGTGAAACTCGAGATCACGGGCTTCGGCGGTCCCGGCGGCACCGAGTCCACCGTCACCGGCACGTTGGCCGAGGCAGTTCCACCCGGTCCCGTCGCAATGATCTGGAAGGTGTGGCTCACCGTGACCGGCCGCGCCACGGCGAAACTGCCCGCGCCCACCGAAGTCCCATCGAGCGTGACGGCGGTCGCATTGGCGATCGTCGCGCTGATCGTCGTAGTCCCGCCGCCAAACGCGAAACTGTTGGGCGTGGCGAGCGGATCGGTGATCGTCGGGGGCGGCGGCGGATCGACCACCACCGGCAGGCTCGCTTGCGCCGAGCCACCGAGCCCCGTCGCCACGATGTGAAAGGTATGGCTCACGGTGATCGAGCGCGACACCGAGAAGCCGGTGATCGGCATGGTTACGCCGTCGAGCGTGACCGCCGTAGCGTTCGCCACTGTGCAACTGACCGTCACTGAACCGCCGCCAAAGGGCAATTCGGTCGGCGTCGCCAAAGCGTTCGTGATGACAGGCGCAGGTGTTACCGGCCCCGAACTCCAATAGCCCGAGTCCTGGATCGACAGGATGCTGCACGTCCCGCCTCGGACGCTGGTCACGCCATACCAGTACAGCTTGTTGGCGACGGCGGTGGTATCGGTCCACAAGAGTCCGGTCGTAGAGCCGATCTGAATACCCTGCTCGCCCTGGCTCGTGGAGCGCCATATGTTGTAACCCTGAACGCCGTTAACCGCGTTCCATGTGATGACGACATTGGTCCCGACGCCATCCGTCGCGCTGACGTTGGTCGGCGGATCGGGACGCGCAGGCATCAGGTGTGCGTGATGTAATCAAGCTGCGGGTCAAAGAACAGGATGTCGGCAGTCTTGGCGGTGCCCACGATCTGCACAATGTTCCCGGTCGACGCAGGCTGCGTCTGCGTTTCCGTGCCGCCGGTGACGCCGATGTAGACGAGTCCCGCCGTCGCTCCCAGCGTGAAGTTGTAGCGGCTGTCGTTGCGGTACAGCCCGAACACGCCAAAGGTGCCCGTCGCCCCAGCATTCACCGCCGCCGTGGCGATCATTCGCACCGGGATCTTGGTGTCGTCCGTTGCTTTGGCGAGCCACGCCTTGCCGTCCGATTTCTCGTAGCAGAGGTCGCCCGCTGCGGCAGTCTCACCTGCCACAATCGCAAGCGTGATACCGGAGAACGAGGCATCCGCGAGCGCCGGATCGAGCGCCGAAGGCCCCGTTGGCCCGGTGGCTCCCGTTGCGCCAGTGCCGCCCGTTGGGCCAGTCGGCCCGGCGGTCGTGCCGCCGGTTGCGCCCGTTGCGCCCGTTGCCCCCGTTGGACCCGTAGCGCCAGTCGGGCCTTGGCTCGGCCCTGTGGGCCCAGTAGAACCCGTCGGGCCTGTTCCGCCGCCACCCGGTTGCGCAACGACGCTCGTTGCATTGACGACGCCACCACCGCTCATGTCGAAATGCCTTGGTAGATGGACATGTTGACCGCGCCACTCACATACGCCGTGGCGTTAAGGCGCAAGGCCCAGATCGGAAACGCGATGTTGCCCTCGGTCGAACCCGTGGCCCCGACCACAATGGGATCGTCGGCCACCTGCACGCGCTGACACAGGCCCGTAGTGCTCGATGTCGGACCGCTGTTCGCCACCGTGAAGGTGAACGACGTGCCACTCGCCACCGTGACGGTGAATACCCCGTCGAACGGCGCGCCATAGCCACCCATCAGGACGCAATCGCCCGTCTGCAAGCCCACCGAGGCGGTATAGTCGTCGGTGCCCACGCGCCACGTTGCCGTGGCCGTCCCGGACGAGCGCGTGAGATTGGCGAGCGAGATCGGCTCACCGAGCAGGAAGCCGTGCTGCACCTTGTAGGTGACGCTTGCGCCCTCCTGCGCGGTGCAGCGATAGCCGATGCCGAATCCGGCTTCCAGATAGTCAATCGGAACCCAGTTGGACGGCCCGGTGGCCCCAACCGAAACGTGCGCTGGCCGCATAGCCGCCTCCTAGTAACGCGCGACGATTTCCTCGGCCGCGTAGAAGTAGTCGATCGTTGCTGTTACCGTCGCTCCGGTGCTCGCCTTGATCCCGAAACCCGCCGTCAGATTCGCCGTCGGCAGATTGGTGATCGCGTTCGTGTAGGTCGAGCCGAACGACTGGGCGTAGTAGTTGCCGCCGTTGAAGTAATTGGCTCCATTCCCCGGCGTGATGTAGCCATTGCCGCTCGTCTGCCCGATCGTCGAGAAGGCGAACAGGTTGCTATTGCCGTCGTAGTAGAAGCCAAAGGTGTACGCCGTCGCAGCGACGAGTGTGCCCACCGTCGCTTGGGTGTACGCCGAGCTCTTGGCGAGATTGATCGTCAGCGTGCTCGATCCCGCCGCCTTGTTGAAGTACACGCCATCGGTCGGCACCGTGGCGCCGGGCGTCGCAAAGGTATTGGCAAGCCCGAAGGTCGCCGTGCCGAGCGTCGCGCTGCCGAAGGACACGTTGCAGGCGAACCATGCCTGCGAGCCGGTGGTGAAGGCAAACGACTTCGGCACCAGTTGCAGCGCCTGAATGTCGTTGGTCGCGCCGGCAGAGCCGACGATCAGCAGGCCGCCGTTGCCGTCGGTCAGACCAACCGAGCCGGTCGAGCCGGTCGTGACCGTCCATTCGCCCGACAGGTAGGTATCGAAGTCGCTGAAATACTGGTTGAGGCGCATCGGCGTCGGAAACGGGAGGTTCCCGAACAGCCACGTGCGCGGAGAAGTCGAAACACCGGACTGATACCGTACCGGAGGAGTGTTCGTAGTAGACATCAAGACTCTCCTAGAGCGTCAAAGGTCGACGCGCAATTAAGCGCGCTCACAGGAGAAGCGCCGCTTACGCGGGCTTCGGCTTTTGCTTCGTAAAGGGCTGCGCCGGTTGCTGCTTCGGATACCCCGGCATGCCCTTACGCAACTTTTTCGTCGGCATCGCATCCATCCTTAAAATAAGCGGGACGGGCGAGAGGATTACACCCGCCCCGCCAACAGCAACCCAGCGGCCCCAGGGAGGAAGAAGGCTACCGAGTTATCACCGTTTGTTACGGACCAGGGTTACACCACAGTCCGCGTGCATCGTCCCAGCCACCGGCGTAGCGCTCGACCGCCGAGGCCATTTCGTTCTTCGTCGTGAAGTCGTTGTCCTCATCGAACGCGACGGCCATGCGCTCCTGGTAGATCATGCCGTGACCATCGCCACCGGCATCGGTGCGCAGGAACCATGCGTGCGCCGAGGTCAGGTAGACCGACACGACCGTCCCGCCCGGCAGAGCATCGCTCTCCATGATGGCGTTGATGTCGTTGTTGCCCGTGCCCGGCTGATACATCGACTTCGTGATGCGGATGGCGTTATACGTTTCCTGCCGCGGCACGACGAGCGTCTTGGCCTTCACGTTGATGAGAAGGCTGTTGTCGTCGACGTACCCTTGCAGGGCGATCAGACCATCTTCGATCGAGGCTTCGGAGAGCGGAGATCCCGCAACCGGACGATTCGCCCACGTTCCGCCCGCTTGCAGCGGATGGCTCGTGGAGGCGAGCGTCACGCCATCGCCGCCGGTGTAACCCGACGTAAAGGCGCGGTTGTAGATCAGGTGCATGTTGACTTCCTTGCACTGAAGCATGGAGAAAGCCAACGACACCGTGCGCGTCTTGGACACCTTGTCGTACAGGTTATCCATCCGTTCTTCCATCGTGACGATGTAGCCCAAGCCGAACGTGGTGTTGATGAGCCGGGTGGTGTACGACTGATATTGCCCGGCGAACGGCACCGATTGGCCTTGCGGCTTGATCTGCGCGATGGGGAAGCCCGTAACCTGCTGGTATTCCTCCCAGTTCTTGTCCGAATCGACGGTTTCAAACAGGGAAGGATAGGTCTTGGGATGCTGATCGTAGGCGTTACCGAACAGCGTCTTCAACCCCGGCCAGTTTAGTTTGGGTAGTGAACCAGTGGTAATGACGGCCATGGCTCTCTCCTATACGCCGGTGGCGCCAGTTGCTCCAAGCGCCATGTCGGTGTAGTTGACCATCGCCTGCCACTTGGCATACGCGGCGTATGTGTTGCCGGGTATCTGCACAAGCCCCTCGAGCTTGATGTTGAGCGTTGAGGTGGTCGCAAACGAACTCGACAGCAGGACCGTGCCCGAATAGTTCTGCGGGGCGGCACCGGCTGCGAGTGTCAGCGATGAGTTCTTGTTGGCCGAAGTCGACACGAAGTTCGCCGTCGTGATCCCGTCGTCCTGAATCACATAGCGCACCGTCGGATCGTCGCAAACGAGCACGTAGTACGCCGACGCTTTGGTCGCCGGAATGTACGGGTACTCCAGCTGCAGCGGAACGCCGGTGATCGAAACCGGATTGGGAAATGGCTGGATGATGCCGATGATCGAACCGCGAATCGGATCGGTGCCAGCCGCCAGATAAACACAGTTCGGGATACCGTTTGCGTCGGAGCCGCTGGCGCCTTTTACTGCGTCGTACAGGTAATAGGCGTTCGTGTCGCCGCTAGGGATGGAATACGTCGTCCCTTGCTCGTTCCACGCATAGCCAGCGCCCCCACGCCACGGCTTCAGGCCGAACGGCGTGTTGGTGTTTGCCAAGGTAAGTCTCCTATCGAGAAGCCTTCAACGAAGTGTCGATTTGGATACCGCTCGACGCAACGCGCCGATTGGCGTCCGTATCGTTCGGACGTGCCGGATTTACGCCGTGTCGCAGCATGGCCTCCTGCCGTTGGTGAACCGCCTCTCGTTCGGCGGCGTGCAGGTCATAGAGCCACTGCGGTTTCTTCATCAAGATCGCGTAGATGGGCACACCTTGCGGCGTCGCCCCCTTCGTCCACTTGCGTACATAGTTGTCATTCGCCGTGTTGCCCGGCGAAATCGGCGCACCTGTCAGTCCTACTTCGTCTTTCTCGACTAGAACCCATCCGCTCGCTTGCGCAAGCGCGATGGCTTGACCACCGTTGTCATCGTGGAACCAGTACAACTCATGTCCGGGGATCGGCTTTTCCGCCGTCGCCTCGGGGTACTTCATCTTGTTGGGGAACACGTCGAAATTCTTGACCTGTCCCGAGAACATGTTGGGCGGCGGAACGACCCCTTCGGGCACGTCGATCGCGCCCATCGCCGTGTCGACACGGGTCGTCGGCTTGGGCACCGACATCCCGGTTTCGGGATGCACGGTCTGATAGTTCGCCTTCGGCGCGGCGATCGACTTACCGGTGAACTTGGGAACGTCGGGTGTCGCCATGTCAGCCTTTCTTCTTGCGCAGCTTGGAGAGGGTCTGCGCGAACCGTGCTTCCTTGGCGACGCGCCCGCTACCCTTGGCCGCAGCAGCGATCTTGGAGGGCGGGATCTTCTGTCCTTGCGGCACGCCGAGCGCCCGATGCAGTGCACCGGGACGCTTGATGGCCGACTGAATGAATTTCTTAGCCATCGCTACCTCCGAAAGGCCGAAGCGGGCATGTTGGCGAGCGTTTCGGCACGGACCTTGGCGAGTTGCTTCTCGTCAAAGTTGCGGTATTGCGGCGTCGAGCGGATGAACTGCTCCTGCCGACGCGCTTCCTCGGGCTTCAAGTCGGCCCACGTGCGAGCGCGATTGGGCGCGACACGGGGCGAGCCGTTCATTTCCGCCATTGGGGAGGCTCGGCGCTGTTGCGGTGCCGACGTGCCGTTCATCAGAGCAAACGCCATGTTCAACAC